TTTCATGTTCGCTCATCAACATGACTGTTGCGAGCGTGTGGACATCAACGACATCGTTGGTGACCTGCAGGACCTGTGTGGCGAGCCCATGTTGGTTGCTGAGGAAGTTCGGGGCGCAACTCCTGTGGACTTTGACGAAGGAGATCACGAGAGCGTGACTTGGACCTTCTACAAGTTCGCTACCCGTAAGGGCTATGTGGACGTTCGTTGGTTGGGCGAGTCAAACGGCTACTACAGCGAAAACGTGGACCTGTTCGTGGAGGGTGTGGTTGTTCCAGGAGAGCATCAGCCCACCCTAAGCGACCTGCTACGTGCCAAATTGAACGGTTGACACTCTGCCCAAAAGGCAGTATAATACACACATACACAGCAACAAGGAGCGACAGATGGGAATGTGGACTACAGACAATCAAGACACAATGAAGATTGTGCTCAAGGCATTTGGAGAAGCCAGCCTCAAGAACTACTCTGGCAGTTATGCTTTCCAAGCTGGCTTCTTGGAGAGCTTGGTTGTGCAGATGTTGCCCAGCTTGCCCAAACGGGTGCAGAAGCGGTTCATCGAAGACATGGTTCGTGCTACTCAACGGCAAGAAGCAGAAGTGATCAAACAGATGAATCAAACGGTTGACAAGCAGACCGTTTGAGCTTATAATAGACACATACACACAGCAACTAGGAGCGAACCAAATGGCTAAATTACTAATCACTACACAGGTCTACGAAAACTACGGCGCCCATGACTGGGACGGTACCGGCGAGTGCCCACAGTACTGGAAAGCCAAGGGCGGCAATGACTACGTGGTCAAGAAGTTCAAAGACCTCAACAAGGTCACTGAGACTGTGATGGCTTTGCGTGGCCAGATCGAGTGCGACAATGAAGGCTTCCGTGAAAGCATCATCGGGTGGGAGATCGTAGGCGACAAGTACCTTACAGAGTTCGAGCAGAGCCAGCTGGACTACGAAGGCTCTATCCGCTACAGTCCCAAAGAGCTCGCTTGGTAAGGTTGACTGCCTAACCAAAAGGCAGTATAATTAACACTTAAACACAACAAGGAGCGAACCTTATGCACAATCCAATCCCCCGCAGTGGCTTTTTTGCAACACCCAACTCAGTAGAAGATCTCATGGCTTATGTGGAGCGTATGACGGGTTCAGAGCGTGTGGTGGCCACTACAGTGGCAATGATGGCACTGAATTTGGCTAACAAATTAGTGCAAAAAGAACTTGACGCAGAGCGAGTTTGATAGTATAATAAACACATAAACAGCAACAAGGTGATCCTCGTATGTAAGAACCCAGCAGAAATGCAAAAAGGGTTGTAACCAAGGGATCCTAAGAGAGTTTGGAGACTCTGCCCAATATGTAGTTAGGTTGACAACTTGCCAAAGTAGTTGTATAATAAACACTTACACACACAAGGGAGCGACCTAAATGACTAAAGTAAATTATGACCGTTTTGCCAGTTTTGACATTAACGAAGCCTGTGACCACTTTGACAGCACAGACCAAAAGGCCTGGAAGAAGATTGGCAAGTTCATCGTAGCAGACGGACAGGACTACATGACAGTCCTGGAAGAAGGTTTTGACTACGATAGAGAAGATATTGGTGATGGCGAGTACCAGGCATTTGACGCAGGCGTTAAGTATGCACTGACCAAGATGAACATTGCCTTTGAGGCCGCAGGCTTGGACTTGCAGATCTGCGAGATAGACCTTGTAGAGAGCATGGGCTTTGTTATGGTCCGTGCAGACGACGAGCCCGAGGACTTTGTTAAACGAGTGCTGAAGAAGCCCGTCTTGATGGTTGACAGCTGGGTCTAAAGCTGTTATAATTACTACTTAAACAACACACAGGAGCGAACCTATGTTAGCATTAGCAACAGTTATCACACAAGAAGCTGTACAAGACGCCTGCAACGAAGCAGCACAGCAAGCCCGTACAGCGGCCCGAGCATTCCACGCCAAACACGGCGACAGAGATGCATGTGGCTTTGCTTGGGTCAACGTCTACGGCGTTCGTAGCAACAGCAAACTGGGCAAGTGGCTACAGGCCGCAGGCTTCCGCAAAGACTACACAGGATCCTTGCAGTTGTGGAACCCCAGCGGCTTCCCTACTCAATCTATTAGCATACTAGAAGCGGGTGCAGATGCCTACGCCCAAGTGCTCAAAGACAAGTTGGGCTTGGACAAGGTCTACTCCGGCAGCAGAATGGACTAACCAAATGACGTGACAGAACCGCAAGGTTCTGTTATAATTAAATCTTTAAACAGCGTAAATAAAGGAACACAAATGGCTAAAGTCGTTACATCAAAGATGCTTATGGCACTACAATCAGAAGTTACTAGCAAGACACTTGAAGTGGAAACTGTAAAGAAGGATCTGTCTAAGGAGACGGATGCTGAGATTATGGATCGCTTGCGTGATCGTTTTGAGATCCTGGACGACATGACTCGTGCAGTTAAGAGCGGCAAAGTCCGTGCTATGATTGTCACAGGCCCTCCGGGTGTGGGCAAGAGCCACGGTGTTGAGACAGTGTTATCAAAGCATGATGTGTTTGCTAACGTGGCACAGGACGAGAAGCTGAAGAAGTATGAAGTAGTCAAAGGTGCTATGAGTGCCCTGGGACTCTATAGTAAGCTGTATCACTACAAGGATGCCAAGAACATTCTAGTGTTTGATGACTGTGATAGTGTGCTGTTAGATGACTTGAGCTTGAACATTCTTAAGGCAGCATTGGATACTAGTAGCAAGCGAATGATCCATTGGAACACTGACAGCCATTTGTTGCGTCGTGAAGGCGTGCCAGATTCGTTTGAGTTCAAAGGCGGTGCTATCTTTATTACTAATATTAAGTTCGATCACGTTAAGAGCAAGAAGCTTCGTGACCACTTGGAAGCATTGGAGTCACGCTGCCATTACTTGGATCTAACTATTGATACAGAGCGTGAGAAGATCCTACGCATTGAGCAGGTAGTTAACGAGTGCGGTATGCTGGACAAGTATGAGTTCGAACCCTACCAAGCAATGGAGGTAGTGGACTTTGTGAAAGCCAACGTGCATCGCCTGCGTGAGCTGAGCTTGCGTACAGTACTTAAGGTAGCTGACTTGAAGCATGGCTTCCCAGACAAGTGGAAGGCAGTAGCAGAGGTAACATGTATGCGTAACAGTCGTTAAGCTGTGCGTATACAGTACAGCGAGCAGCCCCTAAGAGCTGTAGCTGTACACTAGACTGCCCAACGATTCGCTCCCGGCAAGCAGTCTCCTAGCCTAGAAGGATATCTAGGCAATGTAAGTCCCAACAGTAAATCCGATTCGCTCCCGGTATGTTGGGACTTTTTTTGATTTCGATTGGGGTCGGGGCATATAAAATAAAAATCTTTTGAGAGGGGTGGGGGACTATATAAATGATTTACTGTTGTATTTTTACAACACAGCATGCAAAATCAACCCCCATAGGTGCCAAATCACCTGGGTGAAAGCGTAAGTAATGGTTTATATTTTTTTACGCGGTTAGAAAAATAAGGCCACAGGCCCCATTCGGCTAGATATTTGTGTTATGAAAATCTGCAAAACTTGTAATCAAAACAAAGCTGGAATGCTCACTAGTGACAGTGTTTGTCATAGTGTTTATAAAGTAATCATAGCAAATAGAATCCCAGGTTGAAATTTTTTTACGCAGAAATTTTCTCTTTGCTGTAGACCCATTTGGCACTGTACGCTAGTTTACGCCCAGCTTACTGTTACTGTGGTGTAACTGTCGTTATTGGTGTCACTTTTGGTCACCACATATCCATAACGAACCATTAGTGCAGTAAACTCAGCTTCGTTGGCAGCGGCTCCGCCTGTCAGTGTTCCACCATCAAAGCCACTGTAACTGCTGTAGTTGAACACCTTTGTGCTTTGTCCTGCGGCTGCTCTTGTGCTAATGCTGGTGATTACTGTGGCATATTTGAGTGCGAGTGCATCGTCTATTTCAGCTTGTGATAAGCCGTTTACCAATATTTTCATATTGGCTGCTAGGGGTATGCTTGCGGATATTGTTGCCATGTCGTTCTCCAGTACAGTATTTAAAGGATTAGGCGAGTGGGATAATGTGGGCAGTTAACTGAGTAAAAATCTGCTTTCTAGTTTTTCGCTTTGCTGCTACTTCGTAGCAAGAGATTACTTGGCGTTGCCCAGGATGTAATGTTCATAAGCATTCCATTGCAATTTGCTCATGGGATTATCTGCATCATAACTAAAGGGTTGTCTACCACCGTTAATAGTGCTGATACTGCTGGAACCTTCTTTCATTCTATTAGTATGGGGCAATACGTTGCCAATTTCACTGTCCAATACCTTTGCTATACGTTGGAATTCGGGATTGTGATACTGGGCATTGATCATCTCTTCTGTCCAACCTTTGTTGAAAAAGCCATTCTTGCCAATGCCAAAGAACACATACCATTTGCCCGTAGGAACTCCGGTTTTGCCTCCTCCACCAGTACTACAGTAAAAAGGAACAGTCTTTCCTCCAGTGTCCACAACCACAATGGGTCTGCCCCAAATTTGTACTATCTTGTCGCCTGCTGGCATATCCACCAATTTAACACCTTTCTTTTCCACAGCATCAATCATGCCTCTAAACGGACTTAATGGTATATCGCCGGGTACGGCCCTTGGTTTGGGTGTAGTATCGCCTGTTGAGATTTTTGGCTTGGGTGTTGTGGCAGCTATTTCTTTCTCAGCGGGTGCTAATTTTCTTGCTATTGATAAAGCACTGCTGAACAAGCCTTCTTGTATTTCATGTATTCGCATGCAATATTTATGCGAGATTACTCTACGGGCTTTTTGCGACGATAGTATTGATAGTTAACTGTGGTATCGTTAGTTTGCAGTGTTTTGGCACCGTTCTTGGTGTGAAAACGTCGGGCCATTTCTGTCTGTGGGCTTAGTGTAACAATGTCGTCCACATCCTTGTAGTCTTTCAGTATCCACTCGGCGGCTTCCTTGATCAGTTGGGCACCAGCACCCGGTGCATAACTCCAAATGGTATAGAACACTGCCACACGCTTGTCTTTTTCCATTGTGATCAAATCTTCTTCCGTGGTTGGGATATTACTGAGCCATTGCATGCAAGTAGCCGCAAGTATTTCCTCGCCTGCTTTCAAGATCAGTATTTCGGCCGCATCATTTATACGCTGACTGAGTGGAATGTGGGGTCGTACCGGATCATCCTTGATGCAACTTGCACGGGGATCGTTTGGGTCAGTGATGCGTATAAATTCCATGGTCATTATATAGGTACTTATCTCTTATTGTTAAAAAGTCTATTACAGTATGATTACACGTCGTCTTGTGGCAGATTATTCAGCAGGTCTCTCAGCTTGCTACTTTCAACTTGTGCTTTAATTCTAGGCTTGCCCAGATCAAATCCTTCCACAGGTGTTGCACGTTCCCAAGCGGGTTTAGTTGTGGCAGTGTCATCTGCCACAGTCTGTCGTGCTTTGATACTGCTCAACAAGCTGGATCCTGCACTGGCTTGTCCGTGTCCATAAGAGTCTTCCTGTTCACAGTCCGTAATACGTAGTGTGTCAATATTAAAGTCCAGATCAATCTTTTGTCCAACACCACTGCTAGAGCGTGTCTTCATCAGCTGAATTTGATACTTACCACGTTCACGCATAGCACGACTTGTAAAGATACCAAACACGTTATCCGCAGTCTGAATCTTACTTAAACCGCCCGAGATGTGACTGTGGTCAAATTCAATTTCTTCCACAGCACCACGATTCAACTGTGCCGCAGTGACAAATACACACTGCTTTTCCACTGCCAAATTACGCAATTCTTCACTAACATAC